AGGAACTGGACGTCGTAGAGCACCGGATCCTGCGAGGCGATGGCTTCCTCGGGCCGCATATGCTTCTGCGCCTCGGTGGTGATCTTCCGTAAGTTCCACGTCGCGCCGGCATCGACCGACGACCAGCGGCCTTGATCGTCGGCGGTGAACGTTTCCACGCGCGCCGGGAAGGTAGCTTTGCCGAGTTTCCGCGCCGGAATGTTTGCTGTGATTTGGATGCTCATTTTTGTCTCCTGGTTGACCCGCTATACTCAGCGGTATAATTACAATATCTTCCTACATCGGCGCGGAATCAATAGCCTCAGCCATGAAAATTTTTCTATCCATCGAATAAGGTAAGCTAATGGACCTGGGTCATAGTGCAGATTAAGCGCATCAGTGGGACGACGCTGCGGAACATCCGCAGGGCGTACTTCGCCCGCTACCCCTTGTGCGCGATGTGCTTGTCTAAGACGCCGCAGCGCACCACTGTAGCCACGGAGCTTGACCACATCAAGCCGCTGCACAAAGGGGGGACAGATACGCCGGATAACCGACAAGGGCTTTGTCGCGATTGCCATCAGCGGAAGTCTAAGACCGAGCGCGGGCACGAGTACAAGCCGAAGGCGAAGATTGGGCTCGACGGATTCCCATTGAGTAATCAATAAGATAGGTGGGGGAGGGGGAGGGATTCTCCTGGGAGAGATTTAGGTACACCGCGCGGAGCCTACCTTTTCACACGGCCGATTTGGGCCGATTCAGAAACCGGACAATTCTACCGCAGCGCAACAATTGGCTTGTTCGAGCCGCGTGCGGGACTTTGACTTTGCCATAGGCGAACTGGAAATATGCCGCAGAGCAACAAATGGCCTGCTGATCGGGTAGAGCGCAGGCCGGTTGCCGGGCTGGTGCCGACGGTCGCACTTTTGAGAAAGTAAAACATGGCAGGACGCAAACCAACTCCGACGATGCTCAAATTAATTTCGGGGACGTTGCGCAAGCACCGGCTTAATCCTGCCGAGCCACAGCCTGTCGGCGATTTGCTCGTGCCGCCTGATTGGATGGACGATGAGCAAAAGGCTGAATGGGCGCATGCGCTCGATAATTCTCCGTCCGGGCTGTTGCGCCGTCTTGATCGGAACATGTTCGCGCAGTGGTGCGTCGCATCGACTGATGCCGTGGAGCATATACTTGCTTTGCGAGTTGAGGGAAAAATGATCGAGCGCGGCGGGGCGCAACGGACAACGATTGACAAGGATGGGAAGAAAACCACTACCGTTCGGTCTCCAATCAAGGTCAACAATCCGCGCGTGAAGATGTTGCGCGATGCCGTTGATCGCATGTTAAAACTGGAAAGCACTCTTGGATTCTCCCCTACAAGTCGCAGTCGTATCACGCTCGCCGGCGGCGGCAAAAAGGAAACGAACAGGTTCGCGAACAACGCCGCCCGTCGCGCGTGATTTCGTTGCGATAGCGGACCGCTTCGCGCGGGATGCTATCGCGGATGTTGAGCAGGCGCGCAATTGCCATTGGATCAGGCTCGCCGCGTCGCGCTACCTGAAAGATCGCAAGCGCGCGGCAGAGAAAGGCGGGCCGTTCAAGTTCTCCCTGATCCATGCGAACGATGCGTGCGACTTCATCGAGAAGTTACCGCACGTCGAGGGCCGGTGGGAAACGGATACGATTGTCCTGCATCCGGCAATCGTTTTTTTCGTGGTGCAATTGTTTGGATTCAGAAACCACGATGGCACACGGCGGTTCACGACGGCGCTGCTGAGTGTCGCCAGGAAGAATTCCAAGTCTCTGACTGCGGCGGTAATATTGTTGTACTGTCTATGCTGCGAGGATGAACCAGGCGCGCAGGTGATCAGCGCGGCGACGACCGGCAGCCAAGCGCGGATCGTGTTCAAGGCCGCGAAAACAATGGTCGAGAAAACGCGGGACTTGCGTGAAGCATTCGGGCTTGAGCCGTTCGCCAATGCGATCGCGTGCTGGCCGGCGGGCGCGAACTTCCGGCCGATCAACGCGAAGGCGAGCACGCAGGACGGGCTAAACCCATCGCATACCTGCTTGGATGAGATTCACGCGCACAAGAGCGCCGACCTGCTGAACGTGCTCAAGAGCGCGGCGGGCGCGCGGTTGAATGCGCTGTGGCTTTACACGACGACCGAGGGCTACGAAGGCACCGGGCCGTGGCCTGAGATTCGGAAATTCGCGCACCAAGTTTTGAGCGGCATCCTGAACGAAGCCGACACCGATCATTTTTTTGCGCTCGTATTCGCGCTTGATGAGCAGGTAGGCGAGCCCGGGAAGCCTGGATATCGCGAGGCTGACGGTGACTTCGACGAGTCGAAATGGCGGAAGGCAAATCCATTGATGGATGTGAATCCGCTGCTGGTGCGCGAGATACGAAAGCTCGCGACCGAGGCTAAACAGATGCCTAGCACGCATGCGGAATTCAAGATCAAACGGCTCAATCGGCAATCCGCCGGCGCGAATACATGGCTGAATATCGAGCGGTGGAAGCGGTGTAACGGGCCGGTCGATCTCAAGTTCCTTGAAGGTAAGGACTGCTGGGGCGGTCTCGATGGCGCGGCGACGACTGACATCATGGCATTCAGGCTGGTCTGGCGCGTCGACGGGATTGTCTACACCTGGGGCTGGCGGTGGGTGCCGGCCGATGCGGTAGCGCAGCGCACCGAGCGCGCGACCGTTCCGTATGCGGGCTGGGTGCAGGCCGGGCTGATCAAGCAATTGCCGGGGCACATTATCGATTACGCGATGGTCGAGGAAGAAATTGTCGAACTCGTAAATCGGTTCGGTCCGAAGGTGATCGGCTACGACTCCTGGGGAATTCGCGATCTGGTGAATCGGCTGAATGCCAGGCTGCCGGAACGGCAAATGCCGGACGGAAAGATGAAGCCGCTGCTTGAGGAATTCCGCCAGGGGCCAAAATCGTTTCACCCCGCGATGCAGGAAACGGAACGACTATACCTTGCTGGCAATCTTCGGCACGGCGGCGATGCGGTGCTCAACTGGTGCGCGTCGAACGTGATACCTCGCAGGGACGAAAACATGAACATGGCGCCGGACCGGAAAAAAAGCGCGGATAAAATCGATGATGCCGTCGCGTTGTTCGAGGCTATCGGCGTGATGATGAACGAAGCGCCGAAAACTACCATTTACAACGAACAGGGAATCTATTCAGCATGATCTCGCGCGGCATAAAAGAGGAAATTATCAAAGCACTCAAGCGCCTGAATCCGAATGTTGACGTGCGCGACGTGTGTGTATTTGGCGGCATCGGTGCGGCCGGCTACGGGATCGGCTTGATCTACCCGCCGGGGGCCTGGATATTCTGCGGGCTGTCGCTGTTCTGGCTTGGTGTGCGTTGATGGGCATCATGGACCGCCTGGAGTCGCGTGCCACATCGGGAACGCTCGGCCCGCCGCGCGATCCGGTGGTCGCTGCGTGGTTCGGCGGCATGGCGTCATCGGCGACCGGCCTATCGATCACGCCCGACATCGCGATGCGCTCGACGGTGGTCTATCGCTGTGTGTCGCTGCTCGCGCAGACTTACGCTTCGCTGCCGCTGCATGTGTTCCTCGAACTGGACAATGGCGGCAAGAATATCGACAAGGCGCACCCACGCTACAGGCTTTTGCATGATCAGCCGAATCGATATCAAACCTCTTTCGAGTGGCGTGAGATGATGGCCGGGCACTTTGCGCTGCGCAACCGCGCGTATTCGGAAATCATCCCAACTGGTGGCAACGCGGTGGACCAACTAATTCCGCTACACCCTGACCGCGTGCGGCCATTCCGCGCTCCTGACGGGCGACTGGCATTCAACTATTCGCCCGTGAGCGGCCCGAGCCGCGTCATTCTGCAAAGCGAAATGCACTATCTGCACGGTATGGTGATGGATTCGGATGGTGTAACGCCGCTGTCACCCGTTGCCGCGAACCGGGAAGCGATCGGCCTGGCGCTTGCGGCTGAAGAACATACCGCGCGGCTGTTCGGCAACGGCACGCGTCTGGGTGGCGTGCTCAAGTTCCCAGCCGGGAAAACACTGAAGGATGACCCCGCGCGCAAAAATTTGTTGGACTCGTGGCGGAAGGCACAGAGCGGCCTGAAGAACGTCGGCAAAACCGCCATCCTTGAAGACGGGCTTGAATGGCAGGAGCTCGGCATGACGGCGATGGATGCGCAGCTCGCCGAACTGCGCGGGCTGCAAATCGCTGAGCTTTGCCGCATCTGGGGTATCCCGCCGCACTTGGCCGGCGATCTACTGCGATGCATGCCGGCCGATACGCTGGTGTATTCTAAGGCCGGGCCGAAGCGCATCGCCGATGTGAAACCCGGTGACGAGGTGTGGTGTCCGTCGCCGCAGGGCGTGAAGCTGTCGCGGGTACTGAACAACTGGTACAACGGAGTCCGCGATATTCTTTCGATTCGGACCACGAACCGGACCGTTCGCTGCACCGCCAACCATCGACTGCTGGTGCGCCGTGCGCACGAGCGCCCACTCAATCCCGGAGAAATTGGCGGGCGCAATGTCGGCGGCGAAAAGAAGCGTGTGTTCTGGCGCGATGAATATGTGCAGGCCGGCGAACTGAAGGCCGGCGATACGCTGGTCACGCTCGACCGGCTGCCAGAGGATGGGATCACTGTCGCGCCAAGTGGCCGCAACCTGACCGTCGGTTTTATGGAGTTCTCCGGTTTGCTGGTGTCAGACGGCAATATCACCTACGAAAACGGCAAGCCACGCGGCGC